AAAAAATTTGAAATAAAGGAGGTGGCAGCGTTGGGAAATGCCGTTATTGATTTTTCAAAAATGCAAGTCGGGCAAAAAGGTGGCGGAAAGCACTGGACCAAAAAAGAAGTAGAGGCACGCCAGCGCGCCGCCGAAAAGTTGCAAAGAAAAAACAAGAAAAAGTTGAAGATGCCTTCATGGCTGGATGAAGAGGCACAGAAGGTCTGGAAGAAAACAGTTCGCGATATGAAAGATTTTGATGTTCTTGATAAAGTCGACGAGGATGTCTTGGCGGCATACTGTGATGCCGTGGCAAGACATAAGGAGCTATCCGGAATAATTCGTGAAAAAGGGTATACAACCATAAATGCAACAGGTACGGAGACTGTAGCTCCCTGGGTAAGAGTTCAGCAGAGTTATGCAAGGTTAATTGTTCAATACAGCGATAAATTAGGTTTAAACGCAAATTCCCGCGCACGCCTAGCTAAAAAGATAGCAGATGAGGAGATTGACGAAAATGCGGAATTGTTCGATTAAAAATCTGCCCAAAAACTTAGATGACTTGCATCCAACACACAGATATGCTGTCGAAGTTGTGGCGGGATTAAGGCCGGCATGCGAATTTGAATGGCTGGCATGTGAGCGGCATCTTAAGGATTTGCAACGTCAGGGAACTGATGAATTCCCTTATGTATTTGACGAAACCCGAGCAAATCGCATTTTTGATTGGTTTGAAAAGTGTTGCCGACATGTTCGTGGACCATTTGCCGGACAGCTCATAAAATTATTGCCATTCCAGAAATTCGACTTAGGATGCGTTTTCGGTTGGGTACATAAGGATACAGGTAAACGGAGATTTGTGCGCTCTTATAATGAAAGAGCCCGGGGAAATGTAAAAAGCACAGAAATGTCAGGCGTTGCTTTATATGGCATGTGTGGCGATTGCATGTATCCCCCTTATGACCCGAGTCAGAAACGATATGAGGACATGCCGGAAGTGGAATGCGCGGCTGTAGATAAGCAGCAGGCAAAGCGTGTATGGGGGGACGCAAAAGCAATGGCTGAGAAGTCCCCTGATATATTAAAGAGATTGAGAGTTCGCCGTACATATATAGAACATGCAACAAGAGGAGGCTGGCTAAGGTCATTAAGCAAAGACACTAAAAATAAGGATTCAGGCGCACCATGTATCGTTATTGTAGATGAATATCATGCACACCCTACAAGTGAAATTGTGGATGTGCTTTATTCTGGATTCGGCAAAAGAATGCAGTCGTTAATGATGATTATAACAACAGCCGGTAAAAATGCAGAGAATAATCCTTGCAAAAAAGAACGGGATAACCTGGTTAAGATGCTTTGCGGCGAAATCCCGATGATAGAAACATATTTTGTAATGATAAGGACGCTTGATAATGACGATGACCCACATGATGAAACCAAGTGGATCAAGGCTAACCCTATTCTGCAGGAGGATAACGAGTATAGTCAAGAACTCTTGAATCAAATAAAAACTGAACACGACGAAGCTTTTAATAGTGGTGACCCTGATAAAATAAGAGAATGGTTAACCAAAAGAGTTAACCTCTGGCAAGCAGATGCAGAAAATAAGTATATGGCTGGTATTATGGATAAGTGGAAAGCCCTTGCGGTATCACGAAAAGAATTTTTGGAATTAATACGCGGATGCGATGGTTGGGTCGGCGTGGACATGTCAAAGCGAGTGGACCTAACTGCAGATGCACACGTATTCTGGCTACCTGATGGGAGATTGGCAGTTACAGCTCATGGGTTTATGCCAGAAGAAACAGCTACAAAGCATGAACATACTGATAGAGTGGCATATAAACACTGGGCGAAAGAAGGGTGGTGCACTCTTACACCCGGAGCCGTAACAGATTATAGATACATTGCAACTCATCTTGATGAATTTGAGTTTGATAATAATGTGAAAATTTTAGAAGAATGCTATGATCCATATAATGCGACCCACTTCATGCAAGAGAGAGAAGCAGCCGGGAAAACTGTTGTTGAGATAAACCAAAACTTCTTGACTTTATCAGAGCCAACTAAACGATTTAGAGAACTTGTATTAGAGGGCAAGGTTGTTCACGACGGAAGTCCTCTTTTAACATGGTGTTTATCAAATGCAGTAGAAATATCTGATAGTAACGGAAATATCAAGTTAAGCAAAAAACACAAAGATGATAGCCAGAGAATAGACCTTGCATCGGCCATAATTAACGCTCTCGTTAGAGCATTAACCAAAGAGAAAAAGATAGATGTTAGCGATTTTGCAAACGCTGACTTCTTGGACAAATTATGGGGTAATTAGATATAGAAGGCGGTGAGAAATTTGGGACTCAAATCATTAGCCCGGCGATGGCTCGGGATTGATGAAAAAAGAGAAGTTTTTGAACTCAACAAAGATGATCGAAGGATAGCAGAAATTCTCGGTCTGGACCTTGATAGCATAAGCGTACGAGGCAAAGGCGCATTAAAGATTGATACTGTGTATGCATGTATCAGAATAAGGTCTGAATCTGTTGCGAAGTTGCCGTTAAAAGTATACCAAGAGAATGAATACGGTATCAAAAAGCAAAGCAAACACTATGTTGCGCGACTTTTAAAACTAAGGCCAAACCCATTTATGAGTGCGTTTGATTTTTGGAAAACGATAGAGATTCAGAATTGTCTTTACGGCAATGCGTATGTGAATATTGAGTTTGACAAAGGAACAGGCAAACCTATCGGATTATGGCCTATAGATTACACCAAAGTAAGTGTTTATGTTGATGAAGACACAGGAATATCTGGTGTTGCACAACCTAAAACTAAGCTTTGGTATATAGTTGACCTCGGATATGAGCAAAGAAAAATACCGGATCATGAAATGCTTCACTTTAAAGGAGGATTGACCGTAAACGGAATTGTAGGCTTGTCTCCCATAGAGATATTGAGAATGAGCATAGAAAACCAAGGACAGGCCAATGAATTTATTAACAAATTTTATAAACAAGGCCTGCAAATTAAAGGTTTGGTGCAGTATGTAGGGGATTTGAACGAAGAAGCTGAAAAAACATTCCGGGAAAAATTTGAAAGAATGACAAGTGGACTAAAAAATGCTCATAGAATTGCATTAATGCCGATAGGATATAAATTCGAACCAATTGCTATTAGTTTACAGGATGCGCAGTTTTTAGAGAATACCCAACTTACTATTAGGCAAATAGCAGCTGCCTTTGGTATAAAAATGCATCAGCTTAATGACTTAAGCCGGGCTACATATCATAATACATCAGAGCAGCAAAACGAATTTTATCAGGATACATTACTTCCAATCTTAACAGCATATGAACAAGAGCTTACATATAAGCTGTTTCTCGATAAAGAAATCGAGGACGGTTTTTTTGTTAGATTTAATGCTGATGCAATCCTTCGGGCAGATATTAAATCTCGATATGAAGCATACCGGACGGCGATTCAATCAGGGTTTATGACACCGAACGAGGTCCGGGAACTTGAAGAAAGATCACCAAAGGAAGGCGGAGATCAACTTATTGTAAATGGTAATATGGTACCTCTTACAGAAGTTGGCGCAGCATATCGAAAAGGAGGTGAGAAGAGTGGAGAAGGAGCTGCAAAACAAGAAGGAAATCAGAGCGCTACCGACTAAAATCGAAATACGTGCATCAGAAAACGATGATGGAAAGCGAACAATTGCAGGAGCAATCAAATATGAAACAGATTCAGTTGACTTTATAGACTGGTACGGTGACACATGGATTGAACAAATAGCATCTGGCGCTTTTTCTGAAAGTTTAAAAACTCGTGATGTAGTTGGTTTGTGGAGCCATGATACTGCTCAGGTATTAGGCAATACAAAATCAGGTACTTTACGCATCACAGACACGGAAAAAGAACTCAGGTTTGAATTGGATATCCCGAATACGAATGCCGGAAATGATGCATGGGAGCTTATTAAGCGCGGTGACGTTGACGGCGTATCCTTCGGAATGGTAGTGACAAAAGACAAATGGTCAACAGAGGAACGCGACGGAAAGAAAATATACAAACGAACTGTATTAAGCGCGGAATTGTACGAAATTAGCCCAGTTGCATTCCCGGCCTATCCTTCTAACGAAGTATCAGCAAGATCTTTAGATGAATTTAAAAAGTCAGAAAAATGCGCAGCGGAACAATTTGAAAAAGAAAAAATGCTTTTAGAGCTTGACCTTTATGGTTGAGCTTTTTTAATATTAAAAATTTTAAAATAGGAGTGTGAAAATAAAATGACTAAGGAATTAAGAGCTTTAAAAGCAAGTTTAGAAACCGCAAAACAGGAAGCACGTACATTATTGGCGCAGGATAAGGTAGCTGAAGCAAAAGAAAAAATGGAAGAGGTTCGTTCTCTTCAAGAAAAAATTAATCTCATGGAAGAGATGGAGAGCCTTGAAGCTCGCGGTCTGGGCGGAACCGAATTAAACGATGACGGAAATGTACCCGGAAAAGAAGAAAGAGACCTTGAAAAAGAGTACACCCAAATCGTTCTTCGCGGCATTCGTCGGCAGAAAATCACAGAGGAACAAAGGTCCATCATAAAAGAGTATGAAAAGCGTGCTGTAATGCACGAAGGCGGAGTTGCTGATATAAGCGACGGAGATACCGGAATTGTTGTTCCACAAGACATCCAGACACAAATTAATACATTGATGCGTGAGCATGGAGATTTGTCGCCTTATGTTGCGGTTGAGAATGTCACGACATTATCTGGTACGAGGGTGCTTGAAACAGATGCAGACATGACTCCGTTCGAGGATGTGGAAGAGTATGGAGAAATTAAGAGTACAGATAATCCTAAGTTCACACCGATTAAGTATGCACTCAAAAAGAGAGCGGGTTATCTGCCTATCACAAATGAGCTGCTTGAAGATACCGACGAAAACCTGCTGAACTACATCAAGAAC